GTGGTTTAGTTGTTTCAATATTATGACTAACACTTTCACTACTGGTTGTACCAAATGATGAGGAGGAGGAAACAGGTGTGGCACTTTGTGCCTTCATCGATGACTTTTGATCATTATTCGACATAACTAAAAATAGCACACTTACAAATTAGGTAGCCTAAGCATTTTGGATGCGATCGATTAAGTCGCGTCTACAATCACTAAACGATGGATTTAGTCCTCTAAATCTAGGATGGTTTTTGAAGCTTGAATTTTGGATTCCTTGCCTAATTGCATTCTTAAATCTAATAAAATACTCAACTCCGTGTTGACTCGCTTCCAGAAATGCTTCAGAAACATTCTGGAAATGTGTTTCATAGTCCGTAGCCTCAATACAAGTCCAATTAAATTGGCCTTCAATTGATTCGCGTTCTATTGGAGAGAGAACTATGGTTGGTGAAATTACATTAAATTTACGTTTAAGGAAAGAAATCTCTGATATCGGTTTCACTGCTCCATGTTCAGTTTTTCCAGCATCCGTATAATCCTGTTCAAGTTCATTAATCATAATATGGGCTACATTTTCAAAAGTATATCCTAATTCCCTATTAGCAGTATAAATGATATCATCTCCAAAGCAGACAATTGAAATTGTGTCTAAAAACTTTGAAAATGACGTATAACTAGTTATCTTTCTAAAACAATACCAATGATACAAAACATTAACAATACAATTAAGGACAGTTGTTAGAACACTTCCAGATGGGTTTCCATGTTCATCACAAAATACAGTTTTTCCCGCCACACAAATTGTAGCAAGATTCTCATCTAAAAGCACATATAACACATTTTCATGCGCACGCAAGGAGTCTTCACTATAGTCTCCAGATCGGCGCATGGAACTAATTATAGTTTTTACAATTACATTAAAAGCAGTTAACATAAAATCCCTACGCAAATTTCCGTCAAAGGTTCCGAAGTCAGCATCACAGGCTTCATTCCCTTTTGACATCATATAATTATACAACGAAGTCCATTGTGGAGATGTGACATTAATCCCAACCCCATGTTGCATTTTTAAGCCTAATTTTGTCCATTCAGTCTTAAATTTAAGAAAATACTTTCTCATTAGAAGAACTTTATCTAATGGAAACGCCATAAAAACTCTTGGTTTATGTACCTTATCTAGAGGACGAGTTTCATCCTTAAGACAACACTTAACCAGAGAAAGAGTCCGAACCTTATTCTGTGCAAGAGCTTCGGTCTCCTTCATGATTTTCTGGAGGTTTCGTGATTCCTCATTGTCAGCCATTTCACGCTTAACAACAAGAGCATTATACGAATTCAAAACTGAAGAAGTTGAAAAATAATGATCTTTCTTAAAACTACGGTGTTGTGCAGTACCAGACCAAGGTAGTCCAGCACTAGTTCTTAAATCTAATGGATGAGAGGCTTCTTCCCCCTCTTTTCCATTCAAAACATCGTCCATTGAAGATGGTCCTAAATCTAAATGGTTCATTAAATCACTATAATAATTACACATATCAGA